TTGACAATGAAAAAGATGCGGTAGCCGAAGTTCAAGATTTAAACATTGAGGTTGATGCTTTGGTTGAGGCAAGAAAACTTGAGATTAGTCAAATTGAAATGTTAACCCGAGTGTTGTTTGGTACAGACCCTTCTACAGTGTCTACGGCTGAGTTAAAACGCGACATCTTGGTTTATGCTAAGAGAGACCCTCGTGGTTTCTTAGACGCTATCAATGACCCTGAGTTGAAGTTTCAAGCTAAGGTTAGAACGTTCTTCGAGAACAACTATATAACCATTAGAGGAAACAATAAGGAGTTGTGGTACAACACTCCTACAAATAAAAAGAAAATGTGTACAATTCCATTCGGTTCTGACGGCTATGAGACTGCCGTTACCTTCTTGCAAAGCGATGAGGGTATCGAGGGATTGAAAATGTTAGATATGTTGTTGGATGCTTAATGTGTCTTGATTTGATGTGTGAAAAGTAAGGGCTCTTGAGCCCTTATTTTTTTCACTATATTTGTAAAAAAGTAGCAATGATAAACTCAGTAAGAAATACGGTTCTGTCTGTACTGAATAAAAATAATTACGGTTACATTTCTCCATCTGATTTTAATCTGTACGCACAACAAGCGCAGATGGAAATTTTTGAGTTTTGATTGGTTGCATATCGCAACACTCTATTGATTCCTTTCTCTTCATCAAACCACATTAGTGGGGCTCTTGGGCTATTTCTTGATAAAAGAGTATAAGATAACGGTGCCCCGCTTATTAGCTTGTAAGTTTTGTCCGTAAGGACTAATGATTTTGCCATTGTATTTAAGATTTAATTTGATTAGTTTGAAAAAGAGCGTGTCTTTGAAGACACGCCCTTTTATCAGGTTAAGTATTATCCGAAGCGGAACAATACAAAGTTGTTAGCACCCAATGTACAAACACAACGCTCAGACAAGAAGTTAACTTCCATTACGTCAACATCACTTGTTCCTGCACCACCGGCAGAACCTGTAATCCAAGACTTGTAACGACGGTCTTCAGTCTCGCTCTGACGGTAACGAACGTGCAAGAAAGGACGCTTAGCGTTCTTACCCATAATTTGGTCATACACGTTTGTAGAACCTGCAGGAACCAACAAACCGTTGATTGTACCTGATGCAGTTGTAGGAGCACTTGAAACAAGGCCACCACGCATTGTTGGGTCATTCAAGTACTTCCAATCAGACTTGTAGAAGTCATAACCACGACGGAAACCACTGAAACCTAAGTTCAATGCCATCTCAACATCGTTGTCAAACAATCCGAAAGAAGCACCGCCTGCAATGTAAGAACCTCCGGCAACACCTGCTCCGGGAAGACCATTCAATCCTGCCAACATATTGTCGATGTCAAAACCTAATTGACGGTTAACAAACAATACGTTCTCTTCGATTGCGCCTTGCTTGTCTAATTGACCTACAATAAGGTCCCACTCAGCCAATGTGGTTGGGTTGCCCGCACCCCAAACGTTACCACGGTTATTCACAGTGTAAAACACACCTTCAGAACCGTATAATTGCGCTTGAGTAACTGCCGCTGAAGCTGCATCTCCGGGAACTGCTTCAATCATTGCGGTCTCCATATAATCTTCAAAGCGAAGACGAGTATCGTGCTCAGACTTCAAATACCAAAGGTATCCTGAAGCACCATTTTCAGATGTTACTTCAACCCAACCGATTTGAGCCATATCAGAACCATTAACTGCGTACTTATCTTTTAAGATAATTGGCTTGTTTGAGTAGATGTCATCTTCAGACTCTAATGCTCCAACCATTCCTGCAGTTCCTTTCTTGAACTCAGAACCGTAAACAAACATTGTACAAACGTTACCTGTAGCAAGAACAAGGTTAGTAGTTGCTTCGTAGAAAGCTACTTGAATTGCAGTAGCACTAATCGCTGAAGTAACAACCGCTTTGTTTGAAACACCGGTTGTATTGTTTTGCAACATAACTGTTTGACCAACACGAACCGCAACTGTAGATTGGTTTGAAGGTAAGGTTACGTTTACTGTAACAAGAGCACCTGAAGCTACTGTTCCTAAAGTACAAGTAGTGTACTTAATGTGAAGACGTCCTTGTTCTGCCCATTTGATTTGGTCAGAATTTGAAGGAAGTTCCGCACCTACCATTCTCAAGAATGAAGATACTGTACGGTTACCATAACGCTCAAACTCTTTCTCATAAGTATCAGGAAGATACTGATTCAAAAAGTTAAAAGCTTGTGTTCCCGTACCGATGTAGTTTGATTGCAAAACTACTTGGTCCACTGAGGGTTGTGTAAACCCGGGGGTAAAAGGTTTTAATCCACCTGCCATTTTTTTAAGTTTTTAATTTTTATACTTTTTTGTTGCTGCGAATTTTTAAATTTCTTCCGTGGTCAGGATTCACTGCTTTAACCTGAACACCATCCGTACTCTTGCTCACTTCAGTTGCTCTACGCTCAGACATATTTATGTTCTTAATCTTACGCGTAACATCATCAGTAGCATCGGACATACCCTGCTCGTAAAAGAACTTTGCAAAGCGGTCCGGATTCATAGCAATCGCCAACGCTCTATGGTATCCTGCTGCATCCTTAATAAGACCACTATCGTCCAAGAACTTCTGAATGAAGTTTTGTGGAGTTGATTGTATCTTTTTTAATTCAGTAGCATCTCCCGGAGAGAACGTAAGTTTTCTGTCGTTAACGCTGAACTCAAAACCTTTGAACTCATTGCTAAAAACTTCATTTGTCTTTTGGTCAAACCATTGACGCTTACGAGTATTCTCTTCCTCGATTGTTTTTGCTTGCTGCATATATTGCTTGTAAGCTTCAAACACTTCTTTTTCGCTTTCAGAAATACCTGCCGTACTTGACTCAAGGGGCATTTTGTATTTTTCCTTTTGCTCGTTGAAGTATTTTTTTGCTTCTGCAATAGTTTTTTTCCTTGCGATTTTTACCTTCTTCACTGTTGACTCATCATCAAGGTCTTCATCAAACCTAAAGTCATCCATCAACGCATCGATGTCTTCATCATCAAGACCTTCCTGCGTAGATTGAAGATACTGCTTTAGAAGATTGTCACCATCCATTGATTCAAAGTCTTCTCTTAATTTTAAGAAGTCATCAAATCCTCTTCCGGTTTCTTTCTTGTACTTCATAAAAGCAGCTACGTCTTCAGGCATTTCTTCAGCCTGTCCACGTTCAGCCATCAACTCATCAAATGAATTGATTTGCTTATTGTATCGCTTTCCAATATATGAAAGAACGTCTTCTTCTTTTAGGTCAGGTAGGTTGTTGTCATCATTAGTAGCTGCTGCTGCTGCTGCCGCTGCTCCTTCATCATCTGAACTTGCACCTGCACCTGCATCTGCTGCTGCTTGTTGTGCCTCGTGGTTTGCAAGCAACTCAGCTTCCTTCTCAGCAACTCCTTTTACTTCTCCTGTTTCTAATACTCTAACTGACTTAAATTCCATTTTATTTGTATTTGATTTGTTGCAAATTTAAACAAAAATTTGATATTTTTTATCGAGGTGAAAATTCAGAGAAATCGAAGCCATCTAAACTATCTTCATTGGATTCAAAATTCAATGATGGTAGATTGTTTTTTCTTTGCTCAATGAGCTTTGATTGTTGAGTATTCTGAATACTTATCCTCTTATCTTTCGCCTCTTCTTTCTGCATATCTCTTTGGTTCAATGTGCCTGCTTGAAGTTGAGCAAGTTGCTGATTGTACTTAAACTCTTCAGCCATAAGCTGAGTTTTAAGCATAGCCTCTTGCTTCATCTTCTCAATATCAAATGCTACCTCAGCTTGTTTCATCTGCATCTTAGATTGAGCTTCCATTTGAATTTTCTGCATAGCAACTTGACCTGCCAACTCTTGAGATTTAATCTGTTGCTCAGAAACAATAGCTTGCTTTTGCATAGCCATCTTTTCCTCTCTCTGCTCCTTCTTAGTTCTCTTGAGTTTTAGTAATTGGTTAGCAAGTTTGATGTTGCGAATCTCTCTAATGTCAATCGCATCCTCAATATCAATATTACCTCTTGATAATGCCATCTGAATATTCTGCTCAAGCTGACTCTTCTGTTCTTCATCAGGAGATACCTCAATGAAGATTCCAAAATCATATATGTACAAATCAGATATATCTCCCAATATCGATACGTTGAATCTACCTATCTGATTGATAAACTCTTCTTTGAAGTCAGAGTATTCTAAAATATCAGCAACACGGTATGTAATTGCTTCAGCTAATGAGCGGTAAATATACAATCCCGCTTCAAGGATATGCCTTGTTGCAGTATTAGAATTAAGCGCAGCGAGCTTCTGTAATCCAACCAATGAGTTAGGGTCAGGTGTAGAGCCATCACGAGCCTCGTTAAGCCCCGTAACAGTCCTAATCATATCCATATAGTGATTGTAGTTAGCAATCAACATCTGCGTTTTGGAAGCTCCCGAGTTTGATGTAAGTTGAGTTATAGGAACACGGGCATTATTAAAATCACCATCCTGCGTGAAACTACGTCCAATGACGCTACCTGTTTGGAAGTACAACCTCAAAGCATCCTCAGGATTATAGGCTGCACCTGTACCCAAGTCAACTTCATTCAATCCATCCGCATCAATGAATACACCATCAGGCACAACACGTGCAATGACTTGTTGTAGTTTAAGGTGAGTGATTTGAATCAAGTCAGCAAATGGAATCATTCTTCTAACTAACGACTCAATAGCTCCCTTATACATTCTCGGAGCGCAAGCTACATAGTTTGGCAATGCGTGTTGTGATGCTGACTTAGGGCGTACCATATTCTCAGACATTCTCCACTGAAGAAGGATATTGGTTCCCATAACCATAATTCCTTCGTACCAAACATCAATAATCTTTTCAATCTTCTCAAAGTTACCCTCCTCCATCATCTCTGTAGGTGGGTTGAAGTTCTCGTCTTTTTCAATTACGCGTGTTCCACCATTCTCAAGAACTTTCTTTTTGTAGACAATCTTCTTTGTTGTCTTATAGTTGAAATACATCAACGTGCAAGTATCCTTGCTAAACAAAGTATTCTCATAGAATCGAGCTACATTGTAGTAGTCGTACCAACCTTGACTATACTGAGATATTTCAGCCAAGTCTTCAGCGGTTAATGATTGGTCAATCTTGTAAAGCTCAGTAATAGGTACCGTCTTAATCTCTCCCCAATAAAAACAATCTTTGAAATGAGGGTCTTCTGTATAGCTATACACCACGTTAGCAGGGTCAACGTATGACACCTTAACACCTGTTCCCTGTAAGAACTCGTGCTTTGCTACAGATATTCCAAGAACTGTCTCATCGTAATCAAGTCTCCATCTAATATCTTGGTAGTGGTTCTCATCAAAAATAGTATTGATGGCTTCCTCTTCTGCAATCTCAATAGCCGGCTTATAGTTAAGCTGCATATACAACGACAACTCATCATCAGTCTCAGGAAGTTCTTCAGGGTCCATCATAAATGGGTCAGCACCTGTAAGGTCTTTGATTTTCTGAAGAACAGGTTTACCTGCCATCTGAGTCTCAATCATCTCTTGATACTTGTTTCTCTTTGCTTGAGACATTGCATCTTGAGCGTATGCTTTAACCTTGAATAATCTGTCAGACATTCCATTAACAACAATGTCTACAAACTTTGGTATAACAGGAACGGGAGTCCAATCTAAATTCAAATAAGATAAATCACCATCTACTGCCAATTCGTTTTTATACTTGCCCGTAGACTGCTCACCACGAGCATACAATCTCAATTTATGGAACTCGTTCCATTGAGAATAATATCTGCATCCACTCCCATCTTTTCTGAACCACTCATACTGAATGGCCTGACCTACTTGAAGGCCGTAAGCGTCGGAAGCTTTCTCCGCATCAGTAGCAAATTGATTTGGGAACCCGGCAGACAAAACGTTTATTACTATATCTTTCATTGAATCATTTGACTAATTGTTCCATCATTCTTGTATCTTGCGAAGTTAATACTTATTTTGCTTTCTTTTTTCTCGGGCATATAAAGATGTTTTTGGTTAGCCATAATGGCTAATCCCGAACTGATGGATGCGTCAAATCTTGTTCTGTCATTTATATCAAACTTAGCCCAATCCTCAAGTGTTCTTGTGAATGGCATAGTTCCCATCTCGTCACAATCTCTGTATGTTCCCGACAAGTCCATACCGATATACTTCTCTACGTAAGATTCAATAGCAGATGCGTGAGACTGCTTTACATCTTCAGATGAGTTTGGTATACCGCCAAGCTCTCTCTCAGTCTTACTTAATTTAGCATAAAGCTTATCGGGCCTGTTCATTGAGAATCCTCTATACCCCCTGTTCTTGAAGTGGTACAGTAATCGAGGTTTGTTATTCTCGGCTAATACAGGCATACCGTAAAATACACACGCCATCAAGACATCTTCAAAAAATATCTCAGCAGTCTGCGGTCTTGCTACATACTCCAAGAAGAACTCGTTTACAGGAGCCTCGTCCATATGAAACTTAGTCATACCGTGTAGAGCTCCATTAGAACCTCGGCCATCAACAACTGCAGATATATCATAGGAGTCACAACCGAAAGAACCTAAGTGTTCATTGCCGGGATATTTAATACCGTTTCTTTCGTGAACATTATTCTGAAGTTCTTTTTTAGGTGTCCAACTCACTAAGAACCTTCCACGCTTATCCGGTATAAAGATTACTTTCGAGTCCTTAATACCATCCTTCCACATAAAGTTTCCTCGAGTAGTATGGTGCTCTTTAATCAGCGTGTCGTTGTAATCAATCTGTTGGTATATCTTGGTTAGATTAAATAAAGCCTGCTTACTTTCATCTCTGAATGCGTGAGATTCTGTTCTTGGAAACTGTCTATAAAATTCATTAAGAGCGTCAGCGTCGTTCTTTAATGACTCTACTTCAGCTTCCCAATAATCAATAGCTCCATTGGTAATCCACCCACCGTCAACACCGCGTATTGGTTTCTCCGGTTTTCTAAACACAGGCATACCGTAGACATCAATGAAGCCTTCCATATTCCATTCCATTGGAATAAACAAAGCATACAATCCACTTTTGGTCTGACCATTTGCGTTTCGTGAAAGAACTCGAGAGTCTTCGTAGATGTCTTTGAAGTTTTGCCCTCCCTTCGCTAACGCATTAGAGGTTGACCCCATCATACATTTACCGATAATCTTACTACCCAAACGTAGGCAGGTCTTTGTTACGCGCCAATTCTCTTTGATATTGTTTGGTTTAGTCCACTTACCACTCTCGTCGTGGATAAGAAGCTTTAACTTTTCTCCATCGTATGAGTTATCTTCAGTGTTTTTCCAATCGATTGTTGTATCAAGACCTTCAATTATTTCTTGAGAAGAGTCAAACATATTCTTCTTCGTAATCTTTGAAGCGGGAACGCGATACGCCAATTCAGTCTTTGGCTTATCCATTCCATCCATAATAGGTTTGAAGAAGAAAGGAAGGCGATTGTTAATAGGAACAACCTTATCGGTAAACATTTTTTTAGCATCGGCACCTGTTTTTGAAAGTATACCTACACGAGCATCCTTCACAAGCGTACCTGTATTGATACATTCTGATGATGACATAAATGAAAATCCGGAACGACGTATCTTTAGATAGTCCATTCCAAAACATCTCTCATCAGCTTTACACGCCTCCCAAAAAATCCAAAAGATTCTATTAGCCTCTCGAAAATCAGGGTATCCTACATCAATACTTGACCATTGCAAGTACATCCAATGAGCTCCCGTTATGTAGGTAGGAACTCCATTATTCATAAACCACGTTCCTTCTTCACGGTAATCAAACTGACGCTCAATGTAATCTACCCACCGGTTCTTAAACTCAGAGGACATCTCGTTCCATTGAAATATAGTTTGAATTTTTGCAAGAGCTGATGGGAGATGTTTTGGAATGGACTATCTAAAGATACGTCGTTCCGGATTTTCATTTATGTCATCATCAGAATGTATCAATACAGGTACGCTTGTGAAGGATGCTCGTG